TGCCAATCTTCAAAGTACTGCGCCATAGCACACATAGGTGTCATATGAATTTCATCACCATTCACACGTGCCAATGTCGGAGTAACATAAGAATTCCATAATATCTTCTCAGGTGCATCCGATGGAGACATGGTAAATGAAGTCAAATAGGACTCTCTACAGCAAATACTGTCGATTCCCATCTGATCTTCACCATCTAAACCTGTAGTACGTGAATCTATAGTCAATTCTTGTTTAGAATCAAGAACCAAGCGGTTGATAGCTTCAGGAGCATCAACATTGGCCAAATTCCCAGTAGGACTGGGTTTTTGGATGACCGTATCACTTATGATAGCAGGTCTCGAGTAGCCGAATAAAGAAGCTACATCTCCAACCTTCGAAGCAACCATACTGGTCGCTCGCGCATATGGCCCAATCATAGGAATGGATTCTAACATCCCAGCTGCCTTCGCCAAAGCGGAAGCAGGCTGTGATATGATTCCTTTCCCATATTCGTCACCGCTGTTCATGGTACTTCCTCCAGTTTTCTTCTTTGGATTCGGTTTACCACCAGCTTGTGGCACAAAGGGCGTAATACTAGTAGGCATAGTAAGAGATACGTTCTCCATCCAACCCCATACTTGTACTGTTACAGGGTCATTACCTCCATTAGCATGAGCCAAATTGCCAAATGACTTAATAGTAAGTTCACCCATTTGGCTTTGCTCAAACTTGGATAAGGACAAGTAATTGTTCGGGAAGAAAAATGGTAAGCTCATTTCTCCTCCTTCATTCTTAGACGGATTGATGTAAATGTGTGGCTTTTGGCTAGCCTGCACAAGATCGACATCAAGAAAATTTCTCGAAACAGCAAGCTCGTCAAAAGCTGCATGTGGATTATAGGACACTAAAGCGCGTCCATAATGAAATCCAGTTCCTGAAATTAATACCTTGATGTGCATGGTACCTCGGAGAAGTTCATAATTGGCGATTTTTGTTCTCACAAAAGGATCGGCAAGAAAATCTCTCCAAGGATTCAAATTGAAAAACAATGGTTGAGCAACAGCCCAAGACTGGGAGCTCAATTTCACGGGTCGTTCCAAGAACGCTCCGAGATCACTTCCAACTTTCGTTGCTGTGTCCATTGTATCATCATATCCTGCTTTAACATCAGTCATCCAACCAGCGGTTTGATCGTTAAATCCCACTAGTTGTTCAGTTGCATGATCAGCACCAGTACCCACTCCGACTCCGGCCTCTCCAGACTGGGGTTCGAAGCCATGCTTCTCGGAGTGTGGGACGTCTAACGGTCCCGGAACACTCCACCCAACACAATCACTCACTTCACGTGTAATAATTGCAGGTTTTGGGCACTGTGGTTTTTCTG